ACGTCCTTCGCGCCGCCCGCATCAACTGCTGGTGACTGCTGGCCCCCTTCTTCCCTTCCTGGCTGACCGCGCGGAGCTTGTCCTGAAGCTTGGTGATGGTGCCCTGCATCTTGGCCATCTCGGCCTGGGCTTGGCCGAAGTCGGCGGTCCAGGTTTGTTTGATCGCCATTGCAGCGGGCAGGGGTTAGGGGTCAGTAGCCGAGGCTGATGAGTTCAAGGGCACAGCGGCTGGGTCGGTGATCGGGGAGTCGGCCGGCTCGCCAGGCGCGATACTTTGCAATTCGGGCTTGGGCGCCTGCGCGGGGCTGGCGTTTTTTTTTGCCGTTGCCGCGTGATACACGTCCCAGAACGTCCATAGATCCACCGCCGCTGCGAGAACCCGAAACCAGTTCTCGGAGCCGATCAGCCGCAGCAGGTTCTGCTCCACGCGACCCACGCGATAGTTGAGCGAGAGGGCCTGGATGCACCACTTGAGGGCCTCGGCCGGGTCGAGCGAGAGCAGGTTGCGGCCTTCCGCGTCGTCGGGACTCAAAAAGAGGTCGACCACGCCGGCGAACTCGGTCCACAGCTCGCGGTAGGCCGTTTGGATCTCTTCCCGCACTTGGCCGTCGCTGCCTAGAATCCAGTCCTTGGGCAAGCCGCTGCCGCCGGAGAGGTCGCGGATCACGGGCACCAGCCACTTTTGGTTAAGAGCGCCCAGCTCGGTCCAGTAGCCGTCGAACTGCTGGGCGCCCTTGCGTGCCAGCTCGGCCGGCGTCGGGGGCTGGTGCTTGTCGAGGCAGGCCCAGAAGCTCTGGTCGCCTTCGTGGAACTCGGTCCAGTCCTGGTGGTCGGGGTAGTAGCCGGTGCGCGTGGGCGGCGCGTGCTTGACCGGCATGGCCATCAGAAAGGTGCCCGGCTGATCGCCCGGCCCCTTGGTGACCGTCTCCTCGACGTAGCAGTCCGCCTCCACTATCTGGATATCGGCAAAGGTCCGGTCAAGGCGCAGAGGACGGAGAATCTCCCCGGCCAGCTTGTGGTCACGCACAAGCTGGTGCTTTGAGATCTTCGGGAAAAAATAGGTCGGGGGTGCCATTACTCACCGTCAACGTCCTCGGGCGGGTCGGCCGGCTCCGGTTGTGACAAGGTCTTGGCCACTTCCTCGAAGCGCTCGATGATCGCCCTGGCCCCGGCCAGGCTGATCGGCTTGGTGATCCGGACCAGGGGGCCGCGCTGCGATCGCGGGTCGAGCACGGCCACCGCGCCGAGATGGACGCCCTGTTCCTGATAGCGGTTGACGAGCACGGCTCCCGACCGCTGCTGACTGATCTCGAAAGTGCGCATAAGGGTGTCTCCTCAGTGCCCGCTGCCTGCCGGCTACACCGTTGGATCGACCAGAAACCTTGCCTTGAGGTTGGCCGTGGACCCGCTGGCGTTGGTCACATACAGCGCGGTCACGTCGGTGGCAAGCGGTCGCAGCGCGGCCCCGTCCGACTCGCTCCACTCTTGCGGTACATCGGCCGAGAGCGAAATCGTGTCGTCGGGGGTGCTCCCGTCGTTGGTCTCCAGGGTGATGTCCTGATCGCTCTCCAGGTAGATCGCCTTGATCTGCGATACGTCCAGGGTCAAGGCGATGAGGTAATCGGTTTCGCTGTCCGCGATCGGCTCGTCGATGGTCACGATCTGGCCGGCGGTTACGGTCTCTTCCTTTTCCAGGGCTTCGCCGGCGAACGACCAGCCCCGCTTGATCTTCACGCTGTGCGACATGGGATTCTCACTTTGTGGCGTTAGGCGATGGCCGCGGCGGTGTCCACGGCGAGTGGATGGAGGGTGGTCCCGGTGGAGATTCTCAGGTTGGCGCGGAGCCCCAGGGATGCCTCCTGTTGGACTCCTGCGCTGCCCTGGTTGGGCACCAGAAATCCGCACGGGCTATCGTTGTTGGAGAACTTGATGTGCTCCTCGGCGGCGTCGGCCACGTTGGTGGTCCCGTCGCTGGATTTCTTGGTCAAGTAGGCCAGCAAGGCCGTAAGCTGGACCCCGTCAGTGCCCGGGGTGACCCAGTAGCTCAGGTCGGGCGTGTCGATCGAGAGCACCGGATCGCAGCGTCGGATGCCGACGAAGGTCAAGAACGTCTGGCCGTCGGACGCCTTTTCGTTCAGCTCGTGATTCTGCTCCAGGGTCCAGCCCTGCACCCCGTCGATAAACGAGCCGTTGGCCTTAACCGGCCCCAGGGTCCATTGACTCGGGGCAAGCACGTCCGCGGGGATTGTCTGGCTGCCCAGCCCGGCCAGCGGGTTGTTGGTGCCGTCGAAGGTGGGCACGACGCGGCACTCGATCTCGGCGATCTGGTTTTGCCGAGCCTCAATCCGCGTCCAGTAGAGCATCGATCGCTTGGCTCGCACCAACAAATGCGAGGCCTCGCCGATCGCCGCCCGCGTGCCGAAATTGCTGGCCAATCGGTAGTAGAGGTCGACGTTCTTGTCGTTGTAGTCCTTGAGGCTGATCCCGTCGCCGTCGGTGCAGAGATCGAGAATCGTCTTGATGGCCGGTGTGCGGAAGGTGATCTCCGGCTTGGCACCGTGGGCGCCACGGAAGCTGGGCACGATGGCGGCGCCGGCGTACTTGGTGATCAGCTCGACGTTGGCCGCGGGCGTAACGTCGGTCAGCTCGCCGATCCAGGTAGCGTCGAGGAGGATTCCGTGCAGGTAGTATTGGAGCGTAGTTCCGGGCATCGAATCACCCTATGTGTACGGTATGAGGTGCTTTCATTCTCTGGAGTAGCTTCTCGGCCACGCGCTGCTCGACCCGCTCGATGCGGCGAATCTCGTCGGGCGTGATGGCGAAGATCTCCGCGGCCATGTTGGGCACGTTCGCTCGGCGCGGTCGCTGCGGGATGTAGCTGGGCGTGAAGAGCCGGATCGTGGTCCGCGAGGGGAAGCCGCGCACGCCCACGGTGGTCCGCGTGGCCGCCTCTCGCGTGTCGCCGGTCATCACCAAGGGCAAGCGGCCGTACCCCTGGCGCTGCTTCTGCCTCATGTACTTGGCCCCGCGCGGCCGGTAGCCGTACTTGGTGGCCGCCCCGGCGCGGAAGTGGCGCTTGAGAATGCTGTTGACCCAGTAGTCGCCGCCCGCCTTGTGTGCCAGCGAGCGCACGCGATCGAACCGCCGGGCGTATCGCCCCGGGTCCGGATCAAACGTGATCGTGCTCCGCAGGATCATCATCTCTCCACTCACTTCCACTCCACCAGGAACCACACGTCCCAATAGGCGCCGGCCGACGGCGCGTCCCAATCGTCGGAGTGCATCAGCGGGCGCAGAAAGCTGATCCGTCGGATGCACAGCCGGTCGTCGACGCCCGATTGGTTTTTGATCTCGGTGATCACCTCGTCGACCCAGCCGGCGAAATCGTCGCCGGAGTCTTGGCGGGCCGCCTTGGGCCAGCGGTCCCGGTCGGTGAGGATGAGCACGAGGGCCCCGGAGCCCATTAGCCGGATGGACGCGCCGCCGGCGAACTGCTCCAGGTCGAAATCGGTTGCCGGCCAGATGGCCGCGAATGGGCGGGCCGCCTTGACCAGCGTGGGGTGATCCGTGTAGAGCCACCGCTTGACGTGCTTTTCGGCCTCCGCCCGGTCGGACGCCTCGACCCGGCGCTGAAAGGCCGGGCTCTCGGCCACCAGGCGAGAGAGCCCGTACACGCTGCCCGTGATCGGTCCCTTAACGGTTGGCACCACGTCTAATGTCCTGTTCCAGGCTTCTTCCGTAGCTGTGCGGCCGGTCGCGCGCGAACAGCAGATCCCAGGTGTAGGGCGTCACGTTTCGGCGTTGGCCCTGATAGGCAAAGGGTGTTGAGTCGGCGGACTCGTCCGGGTGCCGAAAAGCGAGCCCGGCCACGGGGCTGGCCACGCCGCCGTCGGCGTGCGACTCGTCGCGGCGCACGGTGAGCCAGACCCGCTCCAGCTCCGACTCGACAAACTCCTCTCGCTCGATTTCACGCTCGTCTTCCTCGATAACGGCCTTGACCTCGCGGGGCGGCCCGTCGGGCGGCAGGACGGTAACCGTCCTGCCGAAATAGTGCAGATGGTCGGGCAAGGCCACCCCGGCGAAGTCCTGGTCGTGGGTGCTCATCAGACCCTGGTCGTGGGCAAGTCCATGCAGCGGCAGCGGATGAACTGGACGCGGAGGTCGGCCGTGGTGTCGTCGCTGGTCTTCTCCATGTGGACGATCGGGAAGATCGGCCCGGTCGCCGCGTCGAGCTTGAACGTGGAGTCCGGCAGCACATTGACCCCGTCGATGTAGAGCTGGATGTCCGCCAGATCGCGGCAGTCGATCCAGACCTCGAAGAAGGTGTCGTCGACGGCGTCCACGGTCGTATCGGTGGCGTTGACCTCCGTTGTCCCGTCGTCGGATTCCGCGAGGATGCTCAGAGCGCTGCCGTCCAGGTGGAAGGTGACCTGCTCGGTCACGGCGTCGAAGTCCGCGCCGCCCGGCCCGTTGGCAAGCCCGAAGTTGATATCGAGGGCGGCGTTGTCCCCGATGTCGTAGATCGCGACCTTCATCTCGCAGATCGGCCCGTCCGCCACGGGGATCTTCTTTTCGGCCTCGGCCACGTACATCTCCGCCTTGCCGATCTCGGCCACCGCGTCGAAGGCCAGGATCAGGTCGGAGATCCCGGTGGCCTCGGTCACGCCCAGGCCATTCGTGACAGCGTGTGTCCAAAGCGTGTTGGTGTGCTTGCGATCCAGCTCGATGAGGTTTGCCTGCTTGGCGTTGAGGTTGACCTTCATGGTCGCGTCCGCCGCCGCGGCGTCGCCGTAGGCCGTGCCGATGTAGAAGTCGCCGGACTGCGGCCGGAAGTGGGCCGCGTTGGCCGATCGGTCCCAGTAGACCTTTCCGCCGTCGAGGAAGCAGATGTCGGCCGTCTTGGTGACCTCCACTACTCCGCTGTCCTTGATGGGCACGTTGTCGCCGATGGCCCGGGCGTTGAGGCAATTGACGAAGCCCGCCCGCCCGTCGGGCAACTGGATCAGCTCTCCGCCGGCCCGCGCGGCGCCTGCGACGAACTGTGACTCGTCGGGTTCGAGTCGGTAGATGGCATCCGCCATGGTTCAACTCCTCTTGAAGTGTTGCGTGTCGTGTTTTGGCCTCTCCGGCCGGCGTGGCCTAGGAGGTGCCGTCTGAGTAGTGCAGTGCTCGGTAACAGAGGGCCTTGGCCCCGATATCGAGGTTGATGTCGAAACCCACGCCGTATTGACCTTGGGTGAGCACGAAGGATCGCATCTGCGGTCTCCGCCCGGTCCCCCGCAGATAGCCGACCTCGATGGTCTTGGCCCCGTTCTCGCCCGGTCGACCGGCCAAGAACCAGTTGGTGGCCGAGCCGGTGTATTTGGTGCCCGTTGCCGGATCGACCACGCCGGCGGCGCCGATCCGGTCGTCGCTTCGCAGGTTCAGCTCCTCGAAGGCCAACGGGTTGTAGATCCCGTCGGTGCCGTCGTAGTCCCGCGTGATCGACTTCAGCAGCACGGCGGCCGTGAACCGGAGGTCCTGGGGCACGATCAGAAATCGCGCCTTGACGTTCAGCGGGCGCGTGCGGATACGGTGCTTGCTCATGGCGATCAGCGCGGCCTCCAGGCCCGCAGCGTCCAAGGCGTCCTGCGTGAGGTTGGCGTGTCCGCCGGCGGTGGTCTCCGCGGTGGCGTTGAACAGCGCGCCGCCGTCCGACAGGGCGGCGTTGGCCAAGAGGATGGCGTACACCAGGTTCGGTCGCAGTTGCGCGGCCGAGCTGCCCATGTCCCTGGGCGCGACCTGATCCACGGCCCCCAGCCGATCGTCGATGATGTCCTGCTCGTCGATCACGAACTGGCCGGCGTAGCGGGCGATCTTGTACTCCTCCTTGGAGTCGGAGTCGTCGAGGTGCTCGGCGGTCTTGCCGCGGCTCAGCTTCTTGAGGGCGCCGAACTTGCCCATGGCCACGCGCTCGTTGGTCTGGAAATTGGCCACGTCGGCCTCGCTCACCCAGCCCACGGTGGAGTCGGCCGCGTCGGTGTACCCGGCCAACAGTTGCGCGCTTACGTTGGTGCTGAAGATGTTGGTCAGCGCCGAGCCGGAGACGGCGGCCCGGATCATCTCGCCGCGAGCGGTGGGCACGCGAATACCGTCCAGCCGGCAGGCCTCCCGGCAGATGTCGATCAGGGACCAGTCGCGGTACTGGTAGCCGCGCTCGGCCGCCTGCTCCAGGTCCGTGGTGGGCTGATCCTCGCGGCGCCGCACGAGCGAGCCGTCGATCACTCGCACGAAGTCCCTCACCGGGTCGAGGTTCTCGCGGATCATCATCGCCGCGCCCAGGGCGGCCAGCGTGCAGTCCTGGTCGTGGCCGCGCACGTGGATTGACGGGGCGCAGCCGACCGGCGGGGTGCGGTCTTCGCGGTGTGCGCGAAGGAACTCGCGCGCGGTTCGGGCTTCGTCCCATCGCTCGCGGATGGCCTGATCGACCAGCTCGGGCGGCGTGCGATCGTCGGCCAGCTCGCGGATGGCCAGCACGCGCGCGTGCTCCTGCTCGGCTCCCTCGGCACGGATGGCGTCGGCGTTGGGGGCGGCTTCGAACACTCTCAACGGCTCCGCTTGGAGCAGTTCGCCTTGACGCTGGCCGGTGGCTTCCGGTCCTGCCTGAGTCTCGCTCCGCGTGGCCAGCTCCTTGGTGGGGTCGTCCGGGTCGACCTTGAGCCCTTCCAGGGTCATGCGGGTCATGAGCCTGGAGGTCTCGTCCTCCGGGTCCTCGCGCGCCAGGATCGTGGCGATCTGGCCCGAGCGTCCGGAAAGCAGGCCCAGAAAGGTACGGGCCTCCTCCTCGCTGGCCTGGGTCCGCAGACCGATCGATTCCAGATACTTTCTCAGTCGGGGGTTCATTGGCTGTTCCTCTTCTCTTGGTATGGGCCGGCGGCCCGATTCGCTCCTGGTCTTGGCCGCCTCGTCCGCGCCGATCGGCGTGAGCGATAGCTCGCGGGCGACCCACTTGGTGGTCACGCGCAGGACCCGGTCCCGCGCCCGATACTCCTTGCCCAGCACGGCCCGCCGCTCGCCCGGCTGGATGTCGACGTAGTCCACCGGCTCGTAGCCGATCGACACGTCACGCGCGTGGCCGTCGCGGTACTTCTGCCAGGCACGCTCCGCGCCTTCGTCGCCCGCGGCAAAGTACACGCGGCACACGGTGGCGGTGCCCTCGACGCGAAGGTCGCGGGCGGATCCGAAAACTGAATCCATCGATGAGCGGTTGTGGTTGTGCAACAGCACGAGCTGATCGGGCAGCTCGGCCCCGCGGGCCAGCAGTATCTCGTCGATGATCCGGCCCCGCTCCCAATCGAAGACGGGCACCGGGTTCTCGGTGGTCATCACGGCCTCGATCGACCGCTGATCGAGGTTGACCGAATCGGGCCGGGTCTGAAGCGCGCGCGTGGTCAGCTCGCGTTGACGGCGGACGGTTCGCGTAAACAGGCCCTTAAGCATCGGCCGTCTCCGGTTCGGGCTCTGGGTCGAACTTGCCATCGGGGGCCTGGTCGGCCGGCGGCGCGGCGTCGTCTGCATCGTCCGGCCCGTCGAGGTCCTCACCGACCGTCTTGTCGCTGGTCGACGCCTCCAGCTGGGCGTGGGTGGCGAACTTGGCGCTCTTGCCGAGGATCATGGGCATGGGCGGCAGACCGGCCGCCTTCAACTTCTTGTGGGCCCGTACCCATTTGGCGATCTGGCCGTCGAGGGTCTTGCCGTCCTTCGCCAGCACGTCCTGCGGCGCGTCGGAGCCAATCTCCAGCCCGATGCGGTCGGCGGTCTTTTCCTTGGAGGGGTCGACGTGGGGCGGCCGGGGCCACGTCCACTCGTATTCCACGTCGGGCGGGCGCGGCGGCACCGGTCGGCCCTTGGCGCGATCGGAAAGCGCAGCCTCGCGGGCCACGTCGTCGACCAGCTCGGAGAGCGGGCCGGTCGAGCGCGGAGTGCCGGAGATGGCGTATTGGATCACAGCACAGGCGCGATCGTAGTTCTGGCCGTCGAATCGGGCCGATGAGTAGTTGTGCCGGCCGGCGTCGAGGCGGACGATCATTACCGGCATGGCCACGGCTCGGCCGAGATCCATCTGCCGCTCGGAACGGTACGCGGTGTATTGCGTCTGGGGCTGCTGCGGCGTGAGCATGGCCGGCTTCCAGCCCGGCGGGCCGGTGCCCTGGGTGCCCCGCTCCTGCTCGATCGACTCGTCGACCTCCATGAACTGGGCGTCGCTGTGCTCGGTGTACCAGTACACGCCTTGGTTGGCGGCCTGGTGTGCGGCCTCCAACACCTCGGCGTCATAGTCGCGCAGGTCGGCCAGTGACTGGAGCGAAGAGGCGAGCCAGGGCACGCCGCGGGCCTGGTCGCTTTCTCGCAAGAGAAAGAAATGCACGATGTCGTCGGGCGACACGGGCGTGGGTTCGACGGCCAACTCCCAGCCGCCGAACGAGTCCACCTCGGTGATCCAATAGCGCTGCGGCTGGCCGTCTCTTGAGAATTGGATGCCCATCACCACGTTGGTGTCGCCGCTCATCTCCACCGGCGTGACCAGGCGCCGCGAGTCGATGGGTTTGAGGCGCATGGCCACCGGCGTGTCCACGTTTTGGGCGGTGATCTTCTGGGCAAGGAACTCACCGGTTTTCCACAGGCTCTGCACCCAGAGCCGCAGCAGCGCTGCGCCGGAAACGCGAGGGTTGGGAGTCGGTGCCTTGAACCAACGCCGCCAGTGGCTTTCGAGCCAGTCGTTGTAGGCTTCCGACTCGCTCTGCACCTGGAGGTCGGGGCCGTCGCGCCCGACGATGTCCACGTAGTGAGTGAAGATCGTGCCGTCGACCAGCGCGTTGTTATCGGCCTCGTAGATGGCCCGGGCGCGGAGCACGGCCAGGTCGCTGGCCAGCTCGGCATTGATCGAGCCTTCCGCCGCGTTGAGCCAGTGGGCCTGGTTGAGGCGGTGCGTCTTGGCCGCCTCCCAGCGGCGCACGCCGTAGCTCCACCGGCCGGCCGGGGCGGGGTAGCTGCGAGCGACTTTGCCCATCACGCTGTTCACTCTTCCCGTTCCTTTGCGCGTCTGCGCCTTTGCGAGAGCCTCTTCACGTCAACTACTCACCCGGGCCCGGGTGATCTTGGTTCGCTGCACGCCGAGGGTGGCGGCCAATGATCGATTGCGTCTCAGCCGGACGTTCTGGATGAACTGGTTGATTCGCGCGTCGCTCCACTGCAAGCCGGTGGAGCCCTTGGTCGAGTCCGGCATGGCGGCCAAATGGGCCTGCGCGGCCAGGGCCTGATCCTCGGCGGTGTCGTAGTCGCCGGAGGCCAGGGCCGCCGCCGCTGCGGCCATGGCCGTTGCAACGTCGCTTGCGCTCATTTCACTCGTCCGCTCCGTTTACGCCGGCCCGTTCCAGGCCGCGTCGAATCCAGGCCACGTCGGTGGCGATGCGAGAAAGCTCCACCTCTTGGCGTTGCAGCCGGTCTTCGTTCCGGACGCTCCGCGCGGTGTTGGCCTCAATCCGCTGCAATGCGCCGGCCCGCTCGGCGGAGAAGGTCCAGACCGCGCCGCCCAACGTGCCCAGCCCGCCGATGAGGATCACGATCCAGCCGACGACGATGGCTGTCTTGTTCAGCGTCCAGGGTTTTTGCGGCAGTGCGCGGACCACGTGTGCGTGCCGGCCAGCGGGCCGGCTCTCAAGAGACCTCGTTCTCTGTTCCTGCCTCCATTGTTCCGCGCGGGGTGGCCGATTTGGCCGAGCCAGGTTACAGATCCTGTAACCAAGTGGGGAAAATGGCCCGGAAGAGGGAGGAAGCTGGGGGGAGTGCGGAGGGGAGAGGGGCCAGGGGCGAGGGATCAATCGCACTCCCAGCTATCTTGTGCGGCGTCTCTGTAGATTGGGATTGCCGGGGCGGCGTTTGCGCCGCGCGAACGCGGCCAGCTCGGCGGCGGTGATGGCCCAGTTGCGGCCGATCTTTTCACCCAGGCGGCCCTCTTCGCAGAATTGGCGGACGCGACATTGGCTGACGGCGAGGTACTGCGCGGCCTCGGCGGTCGTGTAGTAGCGAGCCATTTCAGTGAATCCTGTAGAGGAGGAAGAGGCGGTTGGTCTTGGTACGGTAGCTCGATTCAAAGAGCCTCTCGTCGATCACGCAGGCATAGATCACCGTGCGCATTTGATACTTATTCCAGAGGTACTTGGCGGCACTGCGGGCCTGCGACAATCGACGATTGACCCACAGCCCGCCGGGTCCCTGCCTGCCTTCTTGCGGCGGTTCCGCCGGCACGTTCCAGCGCGCCCGATTGTAGCTGATGATATTGGAGTGCAGCAATCCCACCGAGGTTAGGCCGGGGCACCGCAGCACCTTGAATCGCAGATGTGCGTCGCGCCACGCCATCAGCGCTTCCGGCGTGCGCGGGACGCTGAGGGTTGGAGATCCCATCGTATTGCTCCTGGTTCAAAGGGTTCATAACGGAGTTCATCGCCGGCAAACGGCTCCAGCGGTTTCGGTTTTGCTTAGCCTGCATCTGCCGATAATCTCTTCGCCTCGGCCCTAAGATTGGCCGCTTTGGTGCGGTAGTTGGCCGCACGTTGCTCCCGGTCGTCCTGGCTGAGACTGCCGTCACAATCATACACCATAGCTTCCACGGCCATTTGCTCTGCGTGATCTGCTTGAGACTGCAACTCGGCCGCATGCTCGGCGGCCGCTGCGCGAGGATACTTAGCACGCCATGCCGCTAGGCGCCGGTCTGCCTCAGTCCGGAGCCGGAAATGGCCCTCGATATTCCCCTCACGGAGTCGGCGCTCGGCCGTTGCGAGCAGTTGTTCGATCTCGGCTCGCTCCTCGGCGCCGGGGGATTGCTCCGTTCGCTGACGCTCCCTTTTGCGCCATTCTTCCTCCTCAATAATCAACAAGCCGCTGGCCGATGTCCCGAGACCGGCGATGTACTTTCGGTCGATCCGATTCCATTGCCGGGCCTTCGCCAATTCACGAACTCGCTCGTACTGGCCGTCGGCTTTAGCCAATTCGGCGTCGATTACATGTTCGCCGGCCGGGCCCACGAGAACACCATCACGGATTTCTGCATTTGGAACACGCGCCCGAATAACGCCGTCCCGGATTGCTAAGTAGGTACTCATCTCTTGTCCTCCTCAGATAAATGGAATCACTCGCCGCGGAACCAGAACGCCAGCCGCTCCGCGAATTGTGGGCCGATCTCCAAAACGGCGCCGTCTGCGGCTCGACACAGGACCAACTCGCCGTACTCATTAGGATCCGTGACCTCTTCTGGATCTCGCCCTTCCCAATCGCCCACATCGCCCAGCTCGACCAACATGTCGCGGATCGAGTCCGCGCTGTTGTTCGCGAACCAGGTAACGACCTTGCCCTCGTCGTCGATCACGAGCACACTGTCATACGCGTTGTTCGTTCGCCATTCGATGTTCATGTTCCGCTCCTTTCGCGTTTGGGTTTCGTTTCTCATTTGCTCATCCTTCTACTGCAAGTATATCGCTATCGGTAGGTTTGAAAAGGGGGGGAACCGAAAAAGACACCCCCGCAAACCCGCTCGAATCGAGGCAGTCCCTTACGCCGCAAGGGACTGCGAAGCACGGGATTTTTTCCCGTCTTTTCCAGGGTTGTCGACTGGAGACTTGGGAAATGTTGCGCGGAAGCACCCCGAAACTGCGGAACCGAAATGTTGCGCGGAAGCACCCCGAAACTGCGGAACCCCTTGCGGCGCAAGGGACTGCCTCGATTCGGGGTAAAATCCCAAATCAATCCCCGACGTGGGGGGAGCCGGGAAATCGCGGGAATCTGCGGTTCACCCCCCGAGTATCCCCGACGCGGGGGGGAGCCGCGGGATCGCGGGAAAGACCGCTTGCGGAAAGCTACGGATACCAATAGAATTGGAGGGAAGCAGAAACCCAAACCTTGGAAATGGAGAAACCGAAAAATGGGATCTCCAACCCTCAGCGTCCCGCGCACGCCGGAAGCGCGTGGCGCGACGCACATCTGCGATTCAAGGTGCTGCGGTGCCCCGGCCTAACCTCGGTGGGATTGCTGATTTCCCGGCTCCCCCCACGTCGGGGATTGATTTGGGATTTTACCCCGAATCGAGGCAGTCCCTTGCGCCGCAAGGGGTTCCGCAGTTTCGGGGTGCTTCCGCGCAACATTTC